AGGAGTGATACCTACCGACTGAACATCCTCTATATTGCCATCATTAGCTGCCTTGTAGGTCTGCACATTCTTAGGATCTATCATATCCAGGCGTATGCAGTTGGCAGTCTGGAGGATCTCATCCCTGGCCTCTACGGGCTGGTTGAATCCCCTCTTCCATATTGTAATGATAACATTAGAGACGTCCTCTATGTACGTGTCATTGTTGGTGGACGATGTCGTCCCATTCAGAGTCACGTGGTAGCTGCGATTGAGTAGCGTTTTAGGGATGTTGCCGATAGTCTCTAGCGAGTCATCCCACTCCTTGTAGGTCGGCTCTACTATGACCATCCGTGCTTTAATGTAGTCCCTAACCTGGGACAGATCATTGCTACTCATCGTCTATATAGTCCTACGCTTCTGAGATCGGTCTTCGTCTCGTCAGTGGATCCGTCATTGTCCCGATCCAGTCTGAACGCTGCTCTATTCCGAGCCTTGGTCTCCATATCCATATATCTTAACGCCTTGTCGTTGAATATGTCATCTACAGCGTTTGAGAGACCCTCAAATATGAGTCGTAGTGTCATGAACTTCGACCAGTCATTGACCTCCTCGAGATCTGTAATATCTTCTTTCGTCAGGCGATTGCCCTCATTGTCCCAGATACGATTCTCATCCAGCCACGACAGGATACGGTCCTGAGCTGCTCTGTGAACATCTAGGAAGGAATTTCTCCCTTCCCTCACCCAGTCCAGGAGGTTAGGCTCATATGGTAGGAGTTCACTATCTGTGGAGAATAGTCTATCATCAGCAGCACTCAGTACAGGCAGTGTCTTTGAGAAAGTAACCGGACTACCATCCGTGGTAATCCGAACGGTTACCGACTTATCTCCATCCGTGGAATATTGCCAATCTAGATACCTGTCGCTGGTTACGTCCAGGAAGCCGTTGCCAGCCTCAGGCTCTATCTCAATCAGTGTTATGGAGGCCTCATCAGGGGTCACATAGGACTTCTCAGCACTCAGACGAGTCTTATCATCTGTCTGTACTGTCTGCTCTAGCTCTAGTGTAGGAAATATCATACTGTGCTCCCCTCTATGATTGTATCAATCAGCTGGTCAGTCATCAAAAGATCCCAGTTGTCAGGATCTCTGATCTGTGTATCTACCATTCCGAAGTGTGTCAGTAGACTGAGAATCACCTCGTTGCAGATCATGGATCTCCAGTCCTTGCCATGTTTGTTGAATGTGACGAATCCGAATAGTCGTTTCGCCAGTAGTCCCCAGACCTGCTCCTGGTCATACTCGATATCTATGATGCTATCGATCCATGTGCGGAGTCTGAAGTGGTCGACGTTCTTGATATAGAACATCTGAGCACTCACGACCTGGTACTGGTCACGGAAGTCGGGCTCATATCTGAGTCTCACCCCATGGGATCCTGTGCTGTCCACTACCCACTTCATACCATTCTGATCCTGGTATCCTAGTGCTCTATGAGATGTGCTCGCCTTTCTCCACGGAGCCATGCCCTGGAATATCATGATCAGCCACGCCAGTATTGGGAATGGGTGATCCTTTGGTCTGCACTTGTAGTAGAAGAATCTCATATAGACGTCCTCTCGATCAGGTAGAAGGTGGCCGTACCATATGTCCCTGGTAGCTCCTCATCATTTACACAGCTCACCACAAGCTCTGCATTCATCGATGAGTCCATCACCTTCTCTCCCACATAGTTAAATGGGAATATGATTAGAGGCTCCCCTATACCCAGCATGGCTGGAACCTGGAAACCTAGATTTGATTCGTTTATTATGTCTCTGATCGAATTATACTGTACTGTCTCGCCTGGAATCCTAGGGATTAGCTCCCATGGATGTCCACTCACTCCATAGTATGGATTATCGACCCAGACCTCGAATTTAAGAGGGCTAGTCACGTTTACATCTGTTGTAAACTGTACCTCTGAGTGCTCTATGATTAGCTGCTTACCAGCAGGAACAGGCAGTCTCCAGTTACTAGTAGTAGGGTATGAGTAGCTGATCTTCACATCTCCGCCTGGAGCAGAGTCGAACTCTATCTTCCCTGTACTGTGATGTATCGTGTATCCAGATGTCTGCACTACATCACTGACCTTGACCTCTATAGCATAGACCTGATGCAGGTCCTGCCTATTGATCACGCCATTGATGACATCGATAAATGCATCATTAGCGCATTTGTAGATCAGACCTGTATCTACTGTCATGACCTCATCCGTGACTCGCACACTGTCAGAGTACCATGTACACCGATTGCAGTAGTCGTGAGTGGTCCTTGAACATGTGGGCTCCTGTGTCTTCTGCCCGATAGTCCTCTGGATCACACGATTGGAGGCGTCGTACTCCTGCCCATATATCTTGACCTCATCAGGGGTCTTTACTAGAGGCTCTCCATCATGAGCAGCCACCATCTGATTGAGTGTCTGGTGGTCCTCTGTGGAGAGTGTATCCATGTATCTGACGTCTACATCATCATCTATGACCGTCACTGATACCAGGGCAGTCTGAATACTGGACCCTGCTAGGTCTACAAATAGCCTATCCTGACTGACCTTCTGGTTTGGAAAGTCGTCCTGTATCGAGAACTCATATAGTGCTTCTGCCATTACTCCACCCTCTTCCACTCTAGCTCACTGCTCTCTATAGTGGCAGTGAAACTAGCTACAGATCCTGCATATTGCAGTGAGATAGGATATGTCCCTGCTGGTACATTCGATGCATAGAATATCAGCGTAGCAGGCACTCTCTGATCAGCCTGCTGATCCTTTGGCTCGATCTGTACGAACTTCAAGACGAGTGCTCCAAACACAAACTGCATCAGGATGTCCTGATTGGATACACTACCTCTGTATATGATATTGGCTGTGAATTTATACTTATTGACTGGTGATACGCCTGTAGGCACTACACAGTTCAGGGTATCGTATGTAGCGAATGCTGTACCTGTAGTAGATTCCGACACTGCTTTAGATTGCTGGACGAAGTCCTTTCCATATGGACGTATACCTAGCTCATATAGAGCGGCCAGCACATTAGTACCAGCCAGATCTGCATCCGCTAGTAGTGTCGGATCAAAGCTCACGGCATCAGATGGATACAGTCTCCAGTCACTGGTTCCTGCTCCAAACTTCTGCCATATCCTACAGCCTGTGGCCGTATTCTGAGTATAGATAGTCCTCTCAGGGAGATCGAGCCCTACTGGACTAGCAGATCCCCCTGTATAGAATGGACCGTCAGTATCACCATCTGGACTAGATATGATGCCGAAGTCTACCTCAAATGCCTTGTTGATATCCGTCAATCTATCTCCTATGGAGTTGTAATAGTAGTACGTCTAGCTGTGTATGTAACGCCAGCTGAGGAGCTCGATACTCTCAATCTCATTGTCTGCCCTGCTCCTGTGCCATCCAGATCTACCGTTGTATTCGTGTTGAAATTTGACCCGATTCTAAGTTTGGCAAATACAGCAGCGTCTACATTGGCCGCATCAGCAGCAGCAGTCCCATCGTGTACAGCGATGATCTTGGCCACCTTAACATTAGCAGGCGATGCATCCTCTCTAGCATGGACCTCCCACTCACAGGATAGGATGTTATCTACGCCAATACTATCTAGTGTAGTAGTGGCTGTAACTCCAGTCTGCTGCGTCCGCACATCACCAGTGATGGCCTCGACTGCATTTTCTAGTTCCTGGAGGAGTGTCTTGATATCGGAGTTCGAGGTCAGAGTGGAGCCCGTGAACGTCCCCATGTCTGCAGCCTCTACAGCTACACCAGCTAGAGTCCAGAGGCTTCTCGATCTGAGTAGCTCCCAGTCGCCAGTGGCTCCTGCATTAGCATTTTTTACATACAGCTTGGTGTCCGCAGTATTAGCTACGTCTAGGTAGAGCGAGCCCTCAAAGGAGGCATCCTGCTCACCAGCATCACCACCTGGAGCACCTGACCCAAAAAGGATATCGATACTGTTGTCCTGTGCGTGATCTAGATTCTCTTTTAGGATCCGTAGACCCTTTTCGATAGCAAAATTCTCCCGTGCCATATGTCTCTCCTCAGACTAGTAGTAGACGTGAGAGCCTCACCTCTACCTCGTATGTGTTATTGTTAGTGATGACGAGCTCGAATGTCCCTGCATTATTATTAGTATCCACATCGATACTCAGGGGACCTCCTCTCAGCCTGCCACTCACAGATTCCTTGTAATTTCCATTATTGTTCAAGACACTAAGCTCTAGCGTCTTGTAGTCAGTATTGTCTGTATTAAATACTGTGATCATATACTTGAGTGACTCGAATGCTGAGCTGGCGAATGTGTCCACAGTCTTCGATGATGTCGCTGCGATCGAGTCGCTGACATTTACCCAGGGCGACCTATCTACCCTGTCTAGTTTGCCTGTGAATGGATTAAACCTATACGTCATGTCCTCACCACACTAGATATATCGCACTTGGTACTGTCGGTGTACGTAACCGTCACGGTCGCCAGGAGATCTCCTCCTATCCCTCCGCTATAGTACTCGTAGGTCTCTGTGGTAGCAGATGGATACCTTACATCGATAGCGTCATAGACGACTCCATCAATAATAGAGCCTGACCCAGTGGTCCTGACTGCTACATTCCCACTATCTGTAGGAGACTCTACAAACTTCTTGATCTCTAGATCATTACGTGAGCATGGGATAGTCATCTACTCTCCTCCTGCTCCCCATTTAGGATCTCCTGCAGCCCGTCCATGTCCTCTGTGACGAAGTACCAGGCATACCAGCGATCCTCTTTCTCTATGTACTGGATGTCGAAGTACTTCACAAATCCGCTATGCTTTGCATTCGTGCGTAGCATGGCCCTCCGTAGACCGAGAGGCGTCTTGGCTCTGAGAAAGCTGGGGACATGGTTAATCCCCAGCGGACTTGTGAAGTAGTTCAGCATCTATCTTAGACGTTTGCGTCTTTGACGATCAGAGCAGACTCAGCAGCACCTAGCGCAGTAGTCCCGTCAGCCTTAAAGCCTCCTGGTACACCTAGCTGTAGTGCCTGAACACCGTACTTCTGACCTAGTACCTGGATACGAGCTCCTGGCCCATACTCTGGTCTATTGTCCTCGTCAAACTGTGGACGTCTCTGGAATCCAACAGCACATCCCTCAGAATCGTACATGAAGTACTGATTCCCAGCGAGCTCTGGAGTCACTAGTACTTTAACCCCATAGAGCGTTCCCAGAACACCCTGAGGGATCACAGCTGACCCATACTTATCGGCTCCCACGAAAGGATCGATCTTGAGTAGCTTCTCCTCCTGCTCTGGAGCGATCGCCAGATATAACATATTGGGATTAGCCTTGTTTCTGAGTAGAACACGTCTCATCTCTAGTACTACGTCCTGAGATACATCTCCAGCAGTAGTAGTAGTGATAGCAGCAGCCTCTAGCTCTGCGATGATCTTGGCATCTACGTCACGTGCGTGCTCTCTAGCTGCACGATCGATCAGCTCTCTCTGGACATCTAGACGAGACTCGATCTCATCGTCGCTATCTACGAGCCATGCGATGATCATACGCTGATCCAGATCCATAGTGTCCTTCGAGAAGTCCACGTCTTGGATTGTAGCTGCAGCTGCAGATGCTCTGTTCTCAGCAGAGAAGAGAGTCGTGTTTTTCGGGAAAGAGATTTGACTATTGCCCTTTGAGGCGAATAGAGAGACGTCTCTCACAGTGGGTAGTAGTGCAGATGAGCTGATTAGAGCTCTCTGAGCGATCTCGGAGATCAGCTCCTGTTTGGTTGGTCCTAGTTGGGTATCTCCTGTAATGGCCATACCATCCTCCTTGAATGAATCGGTTTATTTAGAGTGAGTTCCATGCCTTAGACAGCTCGTCATCAGACATTTTCGCTACACCCTTGTTCTCATTTCCATCGATCTCCACCTTACCTGGGGGAATATCTTTTACACCGACCTTTGAAACGAAGCCCATATCCTGGTTTTCCATGAGGAATTTGTCGACGAATCGACTGAGGTCCTGGTGATTGACATTGTAGTCCTCATCCACCTCAATCGCACTCAGGTCATCCTTATGTGCTGCCTTGGCATACTTGAGGGCCTTTTCAGGATTCCTCACGCCTTTGGCTGCCAGCTCGGACTTGATCTGAGCCCCTACGACGTTCCAGGTATACGACCGCTGACTACCACGATACTTATCATCTAACTCACCAAGCTGCTTTCGAAGTGAGGCTATAACCTCGTCTTTCCTACCCTGGCTCTCCAGCTTCTCTTCCTCGTACTGCTGTAGTTTAGCCCTGAGACTATCAGCCTCTGACTTAGCAGACTTGTACTGGTTAACCGCTTTTTTGTAGGAATCGTAGGCAATGCCATCGTGTTTGTCCTGCTCGTACTGCTGTTTCAAGTCATCCGCAGAGTTGCCACTAGCATCTGTCTGTGGGGAGTCACTAACTCCATGTGTTTCTTCCATAATAATATCCTCCGATGGGTTGAGTCAATCCTATAGGTTTTTCAGCCTGAGCTTTAGTTCCCTACGGATTCGACCTGTTATTGCCTTCTCTATCTTGTCCAGATTCCTCTCAGATATGACCCTATAGTCACGTCCCTGGGCTATCTGGCCCTCTCCGATCTTCGAGTTGGCGACCTTTTTAGATCTGCCTCCTCTGACCTGCTTATAGCCTCTATGTGTACCCTGGGGCTCTATAGTATACCTGACCCCATCAGATGTCTTTGAGATACTGACCTGAAAGGATCTCAGGAACTGGCCTGTAAATGTGAGGTTAGAGAAAAAGGTCCTATAGAACTTTGAGACCTTGTTGAACTGTGCGAGGCGTCTACGTCTCTTAGCCCATGCCACGGAGATCGACGGTACTCTACTCCCATCGGGGAGTGTCCCATCCTTCTGGATAGGCTTCAGTAGTAGATTCTTGATTCTGGTCCCTAGTTTGGGATCCTTGACAGCTACCTTTGCCAGCCTCTGGGCTCTGGCCTGTAGTAGTTTAGCCTGCTTTTTCAGGCCTCTGATCTTGATACGTGCCATCTACTCCTCCTCTAGATCTAGTAGGGCCCCTATAGTAGTGGTCCTAGGTGTCGGTCTGGTAGGGATGGATATCTCTATCTCAGTAAAGGCATCACCTAGCGTCCTGCGTCTAGGTCTACCTGTCTGTCTGATGTCGTCTATGGCCTGATTCACTCTGTCCATGATCTCGTCCTTGAACGTCTCATTGGGGAGTGGGAGGACCTGTCGCTGTGGGAGAGTGTCTCCGATAGTGTGGTTGAATAGCTTGGGAGTCTCATCTGGATCCCATGATCCGATCTCGATACTGCTACCTCCAGCATCTCTCCACTCCAGGGAGTCTCTCATGTCCCCGAACTCGAATAGGATGGATCTCTCACCATCTGCTTTCTGTTTCTTGTATGCTCCACCCAGGACTGGGCTGCGTGACTCGTCTAGTAGATCGTTGATCCCATCGACGATGATCTCTCCAGCTGCTCTCTTGGCTCTATCTCTCTGCTCGTCAGATAGACCCTCTAGATTCAGCTCTATGACTGATGTGACTGGGCTATTCGGGCTCAGTATTGCCATTTAGTAACTCCAGTTCAATATTTCTATTCTCCTTGAGAATCTCTAGAGCCTGAGCCTTGTCCACCCCTCTGAGGTCCATAGTCATATCCACGACTGTCGCCTCACCCTGCTCGATACGCTGGACCCATGCTGCGATCTTATCCGACTCGGACTTGACCATCTCTGGTCCTGCGAACTGCATCATGAGCTTAGACTGCTCAGGGATCTGACTGGTGAGATACTCAGGTCTCAGCAGATCAGTACCTATAGACACGTTATGCCAAGCCTTCACTACCTCATATATCTGCTTCTCAGCTCTCTCGTAGGTGTCGAAGTCAGCTCTACTCGCCTCAAACTTCTCGATCATGCGCAGGAGTCGATCAATACCTGAGGTTACCCTGTCCACCTGGCCCTTACCGGACACTGTCGTAGGATCTAGCCCACGACTGGTGAGAAAGGTGGCCAGAGTAGACTCTGCAAACTGAATCGATCCATTCAGATCGGCCCCAGGATTAGCAAAGCCAAACTCTGGACGCACACTCGACCCCTCCTCTACAGGTA